ATTTCTTTACATCCTGTACCAAGTTAGATTAGAAACAATCTAATGGCCTAGAATAGCAGCCTAGGGTATGGTAATAAGCAGGCAAATGTGGATTAGAAAAAAATAATTTAAATATAAATCCTAAATTGATGAGCACTGAGCCAAGTCCTAATGATCGTTATGCAAGATCTATGGATGCAGTCCAGAGACTAAATGTAAGTGGGTCTGAGAGAATTAGCAGTTCTCAATGAAGGCCTAAGATATAGTCCGGCTCCATATGAAAGTATGGAGAATTACCGAACTGGTAACCCCCAAATCACATTCTTCAAAGTTGTCTACCGTAGACACACAAACTTTGCTTCTGAAGCAATTGAACAAACATTCACTGGTACATTCTCTTTTGGAAGCCGTGTAACTGTTCAATTAACTCGTAATGCCGACGTTGTAACCAAAATGTACCTCCGTGTAGTCCTCAACCAAGGTTTACTCGCCAACGTTACACTCGCTGGTGGTCAATCTTTCACCCCTCAATGGGCTTGGGTACGCAATTTAGGTCATGCCTTAATCAACGACTACTACCTCGAAATCGGTGGTACTCAAATTGATAAACAATACGGTGACTGGCTCAACATCTGGTACGAACTCACCCACCCTGTTGGTCAAGTTCGTGGTTACGCCAAAATGGTCGGTAACGTCCCAGCCATGACATCATTAACAAACCAACTCAACTACAACAACACTGGTCTCCAACCCAACCAAGGTCAACAATACACCCTCAACGTTCCTCTCCAATTCTTCCACTGCAGACACGATGGCTTAGGTTTACCATTAATTGCTCTCCAATACCACGAAGTTCGTATTACCTTCGATATTGCCCCACTCAATCAATTAATTGTAACCAACTACGCCAACGGTGGTCAACCAATCTGGTCAAGCACACCTCCTAACGTTTCCTATGCTTCTCTCTGGGTCGACTACATCTACCTCGATCAAGAAGAACGCAAACGTTTCGCCCAAGCCACCCACGAATACCTCATTGAACAAGTTCAATACCCATCACCAGAAACTGTTACATCCACAACCACACGTTCCCGCTTAACATTCAACCACCCATGCAAATTCATTGTCTGGAATCTCCAATTAGCCCGCTGGACCTCTGGTCTCCGTTACTTATCATACGATGCAGATGATGTAACTTCTATGCAACTCTTAGCCACTAAACGTTTCATCCTTGCTTATGCCTCACTCACATCCGGTGCTCTCCAACCTAACCCCCTCACCAGCAACAGCATCTTAGGTAAATCTCAATTAGCTGGTATCTGGCTCAACTACTTCAACAACGCTGGTGCAGTCTACGTTGACCAATACGTTCTCGACCCTGATAACGTCACCATCACTGGTACATTACTCCCTCTCGATGTTTGCTCCCTCGACTCTGCCACACTCGAATCCACAGTCTTAGCTGCCTGTGCTGGTATTTCTCGTAATACATCTGTCTTCAACAACCAAGGTTCAGCTGCATGGGATTACGTCGTCTACCAATGGGATAACTACGGTCTCCAACTCGACAGAACCGAAAATCCTTTCTTAACTGGTTTACTCCAACTCAACGGTCATGATCGTTTCAACATCCGTGATGGTGACTACTTCAACTACGTCCAACCATACCAATGCTTCACCAACACACCTTCTGATGGTATTAACGTATACTCATTTGCCCTCACACCTGAAGAACATCAACCATCCGGAACATGTAACTTCTCCCGTATTGATAACGCCACACTCCAAATCACCCTCGGTCGTGCTCTCGGTGAAGCCAACATTAGCTCATCTGCAACCTTCTCATCTGTCTACCTTGCATCTGCTGCCACACTCAACATCTATGCTTTCAACTACAACGTTCTCCGTGTCATGAGCGGTATGGCTGGTCTTGCATACTCCAACTAGACGTACTATTTATTTATTATTTTATATATTATACTATAAAATAATCTTACTTTCAAAATATCAACTTAAAAAAAATATATCATATATATATATAGATTAAAAATGGCAGGTGGTGGTTTAGTTCAACTTGTCGCATATGGTGCACAAGATATATATTTAACAGGTAATCCACAAATTACATTTTTCAAAGTAGTTTATCGCAGATATACAAATTTTGCTTCTGAAGCAATTGAACAAACATTTGCAGGTACATTTGATTTTAATACACGTGTAACAGTTCAATTAACTCGTAATGCTGATGTTGTAACAAAAATGTATCTTCGAGTTATTCTTAATCAAGGAGTGCTTAATCCAATTACTCTTTCACCAGGTGGTCAATTATTTACACCTCAATGGGCATGGACACCTCGCTTAGGTCATGCTTTAATTCAAGATTATTTCTTAGAAATTGGTGGTACTCAAATTGATAAACAATATGGTGATTGGCTCAATATTTGGTTTGAACTTACTCAACTTGTTGGACAAGTTCGTGGTTATAATAGAATGATTGGTAATGTACCAGAAATGACATCACTTAGTGACCAATATGGCTTTAACGCTCCTAATCAGAATCAACAATATACACTTAATGTTCCTCTCCAATTTTTTCATTGCAGACATGATGGATTAGGAATACCATTAATTGCTTTACAATATCATGAAGTACGTATTACATTTGACATAGCACCTTTAAATCAATTAATTATTACTAATTATGGTAATGGAACTATTATTACTGGAACATCATGGGCTACAATTCCTTCTATTGCATATGCATCATTATGGGTTGATTATATATATCTTGACCAAGAAGAACGCAAACGTTTTGCACAAGCTACACACGAATATCTTATTGAACAAGTACAATTTCCAGCATCTGAAAGTATATCAACAACAGCAACACGTACACGATTAATATTTAATCATCCATGCAAATTTCTCGCATGGGATATTCAATTAGCACGTTGGATAACTGGTTTACGTTTTTTAGCATATAATTCAGATAGTCATGATGCGATGCAACTTTTAGCTACCAAACGATTTATTCTTGCATATGCTCTTATTGTGAGTGGTTCACTTCAACCTAGTTCATCAACACAAAATACTGTTTTACCTAATCCATTGTTAGCTGGTAATTATTTAACATATTTTAATAATGCAGCTGCAGTATTTGTAGATCCATTAGTTTTAACTCCAGATAATCTTACAATTACAGGAAGTTTAATGCCAATTGATGTATTATCTCTTGATTGTGCTACACTTGAAAGTGTAGTTTTAGCATCCAGTCCTGGTATTACTCGTAATTCATCACAATATAATAATCAAGGCTCATCTGTATGGGATTATGTCGTATATGATTGGACTAATTATGGTCTCCAATTAGACAGAAGTGAAAATCCTGTCTTAACTGGTTTACTCCAATTAAATGGTCACGATCGTTTTAATATTCGTGATGGTAATTATTTTAACTATGTTCAACCATATCAATGTTTTACAAATACACCATCAGATGGTATTAATGTATATTCATTTGCACTTACACCTCAAGAACATCAGCCATCTGGAACATGTAATTTTTCTCGTATTGATAATGCTACATTACAACTTACTATTGGTCGTGCTTTAGGAACATCTAATATTAGTGCATCAGCTACATTTTCATCAATATATCTTCCAACAGCAGCTACACTCAATATTTATGCATTTAATTATAACGTACTTCGTGTAATGAGTGGTATGGGCGGTTTAGCATATTCTAATTAATAATTTAATAATAATTTTATTTTCTTTATATACATAATAAAATTATATAAGAATAGTATATGCGTTTATTCACAGCTCTTTTAGGGTTATTATTTCCGTTAATAAATGCTCAAACACCAGGATATGATTACAATGGTTTCACAGCTACAACATTAGGTTGTGGAACAGATTCTGGTGCATTAAATGTTGGATTAAGTCAAAGTTTATCACCAGGTTCAACTGGTCTCAAAGTAAAGCAAATTGCGTTTGCTATTTATGGTACTCAAGCAATGCCTGCAAATATACAATTAGATGGAAATCCATCTACTGCTAGATTATCTACATCAGGTATTCAATCATGTTGTGCACCAAATTGTGACTTAGCAGTGCAAGTTGCTGCAGCTGGTCAATCATGGTATAATTCTCCATGCGGTGTTAATTCTTGTGGAGATAGTTCATCACAAAATCATTGGTATTATATGGATTTCTCATCATCAGCAGTTGGTACAACTACACAAACTGGAATTAGTCAGGCAACATTCTATGATGGTAGTGGTAACCAAATTGGTGCTGATATGGTAAATATTGCCAATCGTGGTTCTGCATTCTTTGTATCTTATACAGAAATTATACCATCACCAACACCAACAACATCAATAATGGCATCACGTTCAATTTCACCTAGTAAATCATTATCAGCTTCATTATCACCAAGTATATCAGCAACGGTATCTGCATTACCAAATTTAAATTTTCAAGCTACAACAATTGCAGGTATGGGAAATGTAGTACAAATGGATGGTGTAGGAACATCAGCTAGTGTACCAGCACCACAATATATGGTATTTACACCAGATTATTCAGGTATTTATATTTCGGAAGCAAGTCCAGCTGACCAAATTCGTTTATTAAATTTAACAACTAATATAGTTACAAGCGTTGCGGGTATGTGGAATATTCAAGATACAGGAACAGGTATTGGTACAAATGCAGCAATGAATTCTCCAGCAGGTTTAGCATTAGATAGTATTAATAATATTCTTTATGCAGTTGAAAGAGATTCTAATGTAATTCGAAGTATTAATCTTGCTACTTTACAACTTAATTATATAGCAGGAGATCCAGAATCTGGTCCTGGATGTGCAAATGGTATTGGAACTAATGCACTTTTTACAAATCCAGAAGGGATTGCAATAGATCAAGTAAATCAGTTTTTATACGTAGCAGATACAGGATGTGCTGCAGTCCGTGCAATTAATATTTCTACTCAAAATGTAACAACTCCAATAGGAACATTAGGTGTAATAGGATGGCAAGATGTTTATGGTGGTTACAAAGGTAAATTTGGTAAACCTACTGGTATTCGCTATAATAATATGAATTTATATGTAACAGATACTTATTGGAATAATATTCGTTATATTCAATTATCATCACCAGGAATAGCAAGTTCATCACAAAATATTTTAGGTGGTAATGGACCAGCAGGTACAAGTATAGATGGTTCAGGAACAGGTGTATCTTTTAATAATCCAATGGATTTAGAATATGATGGACTTCATAATGCATTATATGTATCTCAAGCAGTATCTGGTCAAAGTGTAATTCGTAAAATTAGTTTATATACATTATGGAATGCTCAAGTAATAACACTAAGCGGTAATAATATTACACAAAGTATTGATGGTACAGGAACACAAGTTAGTTATAATAATCCAATTGGTCTAATATATAATCCAAATAAAAATACAATTTATACTGCTGATTCTCAAGGTAATGTAATTCGTCAACTTGGTCTTACTTTACCATCAGTTACACCTACAGTAAGCTCATCAATATCTTCTAGTTTATCTGCTAGTATATCAGTGAGTGCATCAATTCCACCAACTGTAAGCATAACACCATCACCAACAGCTACTTTACCTGCACCATGGTTTACAGGAATGACAGGATGTTGTCATAATCCAATGACAAGTGGACAAGCAATAAGTTTTACAGTACCAAGTATTTATTCAAATACAGCAATTACTAGTATTGCTTTACAATATTGGCCCGGTTCTGTTGGTTCTACAACATTTACAATAGGTTTGATGGCAGCAAATGCAGCTAATCAACCAACTGGTAGCGTACTTGCATCAGCACAAATTACGTTAACAAGCCCTGGATCCTTCCCAGGGGTTTCTCAACAAGCAGTTGTTTTAACTAATTTAGGTAATATTGTTGCATATTCTCTTTTAGGTGGTAATACATATTCATTAGTATTTTATGGTGCATCTAATTCAAATGTAGAATTTTTATTAGGAAATTCAGGTTCATATATATTTGGTGGAGGTTTAACACCAATTTCTGGTTCTTTTTATACAACATCAAGTGCAAATCCACCAACTAGCGTATTTTGGTATACATCTAGTAATACAGCATATTTAGAAATTTATACTGGTCCAGTACAATCTGTTTCAGTTTCACCATCAATTTCTATCTCTCCAAGTTTTTCATCTAGTATTTCTGCAACATCATCAATTTCTAATTCTAATATTGCATCATCTAGTATAACACCATCAAGTTCATTAAGTACATCTTATACATCTAGTGTATCACAAACAACTAGTTCTTCAAAATCATATTCTTCTACTATGTCTCAAACACGTTCTAGTTCAATAACACCATCAATTTCAACTGGAGCAACATTATCAATTTCACCAAGTATATCTTATTCTTCTACTGTATCTCAAACACGTTCTAGTTCAGTAACACCATCAATTTCATCTGGAGTAACATCATCAATTTCACCATCAGTAACATCTTCTATATTTCCTTCTACTTCTGTTTCAACGTCTGTTTCAACATCTGTTTTATCATCTGTTTCACTATCAACATCTGTATCTAAAACACCTACATTATCACCAAGTATTATATTAAGTATATCTGGTTCACCAATATTTTTATTTTCAAATGCAAGTATTACACCAACACAAAATGCTACAGGTGGAGGAGCAGCTGCATCATATTCACAATCACCTAATATTGCTCTTATTTTAGGTGCAACATCAATGGGAACAGTAGGATTATTAATAGCAACATTAATAGCAAATCGTGTAGGTGTAAGATTACCAGGATTTTCAACTTCAACAACATCTTCAACTACAACAACAACTGGTTCTGCACCAAATCAACCAGATGTAGAAGGACCAGATATAGACGGACCAAATATGCCAGATATAGATGCACCT